ATTTTTTTGAATTTTCTTCAGAATTATATTATTTATAAAATTGAAATAAAAAGATGTATGCATATAAATGTAACATAGACAGAGATACGGATTACCGATATGCCACATAATCAGCAGCCGCAAAAAAATATAAAATCAACTGGAACTTCATCATCAAAAAAGGCAACAAATGAAAAGGCAACAAATGAAAAGGCAACAAATGAAAAGGCAAATCTTCAATACAGGCGTTCAAGAAATGATGATGGAAATAGTGATAGTGATGTCACTCAAGAAGATGTCAGTGATGTGGAGGAATTTGACAAGGCAGAGTATGCCAAACTTCTCGCAGAACTGTTTCCTTCGAAATATTCTGTAAACAAGGCGAAAACGTTACAACAACATGAATCAAGAAGAAATAAAAAAATTGTTGATTCGTCGTCGTCATCAGAAGAAGAAGAAGAAGAAGAAGAAGAAGAACAGCATCCAAGAAGAAGTGCACGATTGCAAAAACAGCAACAGAAGCCAGAAAGGCAAGAAAGGAAAGAAAAACAAGAAAGGAAAGAAAAGCAAAGCGTTGAAAAAAAAGATGCAACTACAAAACGCGCAAAAGAAGAATTCCATCAGAGTAAAAAACAGAAATATAATGAAGAAGAACAACCTGGGAACTACAATATTGTCATTAACTTGCAAGAACCGTTTGACAACTTGTCTGACCAATATGATGACGATGATTCGGCAATGAATGATTCGGTTTTCGACGACAAGTCCATTTCATCTGACCAAGGAGAGTCAAGTGGCAGTGACGAAACCTATAGAGGCGGTGATGATGACAGTGAAGGAAGTGGAAGTGTAACTGAAAGCAGTTACGAGGAAGAGCAAGAAGAAGAGCAAGAGCAAGAAGAAGAGCAAGAAGAAGAAGAAGTTACCACTCGCGGTTTTCGAAAGAATTCTGTTTCCTCTTCTTCTAATACACCAGCAGATATTGTAGAAAAATCAGACAATTTTAGTTTTACCATCAACGGAAAGTCCATATTCAGCAAAGACAAAGATGGTGAAGAGAAGGAAAAAAAGAATTACGGTAAAAAGGGCGGTAAAAATGATGGTAAAAAGGATGATACTGGTCGCGATCATGAAGATGAAGATGAAGACGAATTTGGAAGTGAAGATGAAGCGACGATTCAAACCATCAAAGCGCAAATGGAAGCAATTCTTGCAACCGACAAGAATAACAAAATTGCGAGAAAGACATTGGAACAAATGATTGAAAAGGAGGAAAAAATCAAACAGTTGCGAAAGAAGAAGAGCGTGAAACAAATGAGAAGCAATACAAGGAAATTCGGACGTTTGCTTCAAAAAAAGAATTCAGCGAATGATCTCAAGTATTTCAAGAAGTATTTGTCGCATGAGCAGCAGGCGGACGTGTTGAAAGAATTAGGAGAACTCAATAAAATCATGTTGGTCGACAAACCCTATCGTTTGACACTACTAGAATCAAAAATTCCTCAGCAATACAAGGCAATCGCGCTAAAACGCATTCAGAATTTGCGCTACATGGACACATCTTCCGGCGAATACTTCAAGGTGAAGAATTGGGTCGATACTTTTATGACAATTCCGTTTGGAGTGCATAAGACGCTGCCAATTACAATGGACGTCGGCGTAGAACAGTGCCATACTTTCATGGAAGTTGCAAAAGACGTTTTGGATTCGGCAGTATACGGACTCAATGATGCCAAAATGCAGATCATGCAAATGGTGGGTCAGTGGATTTCAAACCCATCGGCACTCGGTTCAGCAATTGCAATCAAGGGTCCTCCGGGGACCGGCAAGACGACGCTGGTAAAGGAAGGAATCAGCAAGATTTTGGGACGGGATTTCGCGTTTATTGCGCTCGGTGGTGCGACAGACAGTAGCTTTTTGGAAGGACATTCATACACGTATGAGGGTAGCACGTGGGGTAAAATTGTGGAAATTCTGATTCGTTGCAAGTCGATGAATCCGGTGATCTTCTTTGACGAGTTGGACAAGTTGAGCGAGACACCCAAAGGTGAAGAGATCACGGGAATTTTGACGCATTTGACGGATACGTCTCAAAACAGCCAGTTTCATGACAAGTACTTTTCGGAGATTGCATTTGATTTGAGCAAGTGTCTCTTCATTTTCAGCTACAATGACGAATCAAAAGTCAACCCAATTCTTCTTGACAGGATGTATCGCATTCACACCAACGGATATGCGAAGAAGGACAAGACGCACATTGCGCAAAAGTATTTGATTCCGAAGATTCAGTCAGAGGTGGCGTTCAAACCGGAGCAAATTATTATTCCCGACGAGACCATTGAATACATTGTGGAACATCACACGAACAAGGAGGACGGTGTGCGCAACTTGAAACGCTGTTTGGAAATTATCTTTACCAAGTTGAATTTGTATCGCTTGATGAAACCGGGAAGCAAATTGTTTGACAAGGATTCCAGTTCAATCGAGGTTGCATTTCCATTCACGGTCACGAGCAGCGTTGTTGATAAGATGATTAAAAAGGCAGAAACGAACAGCGCCCCCATGTTCATGTACACGTAATTTACACCCTTGAAGATTTATGGAGATCTGGCATCTGTAAATTCTTCAGTTATGCAATAAAATGTTTAAGCTCTTCGAGCATTTGATCCTTTGACTTTCTATCAATGATATGTTTTACAACCTCGCCATTTACAAAGACAAGCGTTTGTGGGATCGACGTGATTTTATATTTGCCTGCTATTTCCGGCTCATAATCGACATTGAGTGTTTTTAATGTAATACCTCTGTATTCATCGGAGATTTCCTTAAGAGTAGGATAAAATGATCGGCAAAGACCACACCATTCCGCCGAGAAATAAACTAAAACGGGGGTGGAACTTTTTATAACGTCTTTTTCAAATGTTTTAGCTGTTACTGAATAATTATCAGAAGCTGATTGGTTAGAAACATAATCAATATCAAACCGAACATAGTCATGACGTCCGCAAGGAATTTTTAACATTTTTTTGGAAGTACTGTTTAACAAAACAATTTCTTTAGTGGATACATTGAAAACAATGCGGTCTTTATAGTTTAATTTCGCTTTATCAAGAACAAATACGTATTTATTGTTACCAATTTCAATTACGGCTGTAGGTGTAAATAGTGGTTTTGATTTTTTCTTCAGATTTGTATTTAATAAAATAAAATCTTGTACCCATTTTTTTGCTTTTTGATAATATACTATGCGTCTTTCATTTAAATTTTTAGAAGAATCCGACCAAACTTGATACTTTAAAAATTTATCGATTTTACGAAATGTAATTTTATATTTATTTTTACTCATTTGCTTAATATAAACATTACCTTTGACAACTTGATCAAAAAAAACGGGTGCGGGGGCAGGTACAGGAATAACATTGGGTGTAATTGTTTTTATTTTCATTTTATTATTATTATATTTATATAATATACAAAGAAAATTAAAATAGTGATTTTTTTATTTTCTAACATTTCTAGCAATCATTAATGCAGCTCTCGCTATAAGCAATTCCCCACTTGATCGATTTTGCATTAAATGTTGGATTACTGACTTGCGCCCCATTCGGATCCGGGTTGGTTCGCAAAACGGATTTCCCTTTTAAACGAGCCAAATAGCGATCATAGGAACCGTGTTTCATGTCGACGCCTTTACTTCCGCCGGCAGACATGCTTCCCGGGCGGAGTCGCGTCAAAGATGAGCGCGTTGAGTTGCCGTGCGACGGAACATTCGAGTGCGTTACACCAGGAACGGCGCGGTCGCTCATTTGATTCCAGTTCACGTATGCGAATTGACTATTTGGAGGCGTATAAACAATAAGCGCCGATTTATTCATCGTGTATTCGGAAGACGGCACTCGCACCGTATTTTCAATTCGTTTTACATTGTATTTATTATTCTGGTTGCTAAATTGCGGTCCGGTGTATGTTGAATAACTCAAAGCTGTTCCGCATGATCTGCATCCGACCGGTTTGGTTGTTGACATTTTTATAATTTATTTTTATTTTTTATTATAAATGTATAATGTTATAATATAATGATATTATAATTAAAATAAACATTCTATTTTAATTATAATATTTATTTTTGAATTCTCCGGAAATGTGTATTCTCATATTAGGTTATATTTTTTTGTATTGAATGAGTTTCTGTATCTATTTCATAATTGTAATCTGAATATTTAATATTATACAAATTATGAGAAACATAAAATATTGTAAAATTATATATTTTTTGAAGATTTCTTAATTCTGTATAAATAATTTTTTCCGTTTTATTATCAATGTTACTTGTAAATTCATCCAAAAACAGTATTCTTCTATCATTAAAAATTATATCTATAAATAAACGTATAATAGCCACCCTTTGCGTTTGTCCTTTACTTAAATTGGTCGTATTCGTTGTTTTCACAGTTGGTATAAATTTCCCTAAACTAAAAAGAGTCATGTATTTTGTTATTTCTTCCATAATTTCTTTTTCCTTTATTTTTTTCTCATCGACTCCATATGTAATATTATAATATAAATCTTTACAAAACAATGCGCTTTCTGATGCGATGTAAGTTATATATTTTCGAATGCTAAAATAGGTATATTCTTCATGTATACCAAACAATTTTATTACACCATTTTCAATTTTAATTCTTTTCATAAGCGCATTTAATAAAGTTGTTTTACCACATCCAGAATTACCATAAATAAAATGTGATTTACCCAACTCAAAATTTAAACTTACATTTTCTAATACTTTATTTTTACTTCCATATTCTAATGTAATATTTTGTAATACAAATACGTATTCAGCATATTCATTATTGTTTTTCCACGAAATTGTTTTTGCAACATGATAAGGTTTCTCGTTTATTATATCAATAATATCGCGCGTGATGTGTATTTTTTTATATAAATCATATTTTGTATCTGCATAAAACATAACGCGCATTTTACACAATCCTAAATACTGTATTAATGATGATTCATTTATAATCAATGAAGAAAAAGTTGCAAATAATTTATAACTTTTTACCTTTTCAACAAAATCACTAGATACTGTTCCAAGTGTATATTTTTTTAAAAAGTTAGTATTCAATAAACTTGATAAATGATTTAACAAGTTGTCCAACTCTTTATCAATAGTGTTATTTTCTATAATTATATTAATATTTTTAAAAAAATCTAAAATGTTATTTTTTATTTTATATTCTTCTTTATTATTTTTATTATTTTTATAAAAACGATCATTAACACTAAAAAACTTAACTGCGTATTTAAGAACACCTAAACAAAAAATTATATTAAAAGTATCTCTTTTTAAACCATATTTACTTTTAAAAAAAAATGGCCTAACAATAAGAAGAATTAACAAGATAATTAGTTCAAATATTTCTCTTACTAATTTTGTATAATATTCATATATGATTAAAATGTTATTATAACTTTCTAGATAAATATTTTTTATATCTATATCAAGATCCAAATGATCATCCTCATTATTTATTTCGATATTTTTTGTTATTATATATTTCACATTTTTATTAAATATATTTAACAATTTATTTTCTAAATACATCATTGTTTTTTTGTCATATTTTCGATAAATCTTCGATAATCGTGGTCTTGAATAATTAACAATACCTACTGTCGAAAGTTTTAATATAATTTTATCCTCCGTATCATCTATAAAATATCCAAAACATAGGATAAAAGTTACCAAAAATAAATACCTTAATCTTATAAAATGTATTTGTTTATCATTTTCTATTAAAAATTTAATCATTTTTTTATCATTTTCATGAATATTTTCATTCATAATGAAATATAGTAATAGTTTTTCAATTAACGAATCATCAATTACATGAATAACAAAATTTTCAAAATAATCTAAAAATTTCTGTTCGTTTTTATTTATCTTATCGTTATCAGCGTTATCGTTATCATCATAATCATCATCATTATTATGTTTCTTCATTAAAAATATTATTTATAAGTAATAGTTATATATATATATATATAATATAAGTAATAGTATTATAAGATAATAAATTAAATTATTATTATTAAAGTGTATTTTAAAATTGATTTTAAAACTCGGTGGGTCCAAGCGTTCGGTTTCCGCCTCGCTGGTTAATGTAGTTGACTTGATCCTGGCTCAAACAAGCGCATCCTGTGCTGTCAGAATACGTGGACGGGCAGCACTCTGGCTTGAATTTATTATCGGCAAAAAAGAACAGTTCGCCTTCAGGCAACGGAACCGGAGTTCCGACATTGTCCTTATACGTGTTCAGGCGATTCTTGTTGCCCATTCCGGATGCATACCGTTTGGCAGTTTGAACCCAACCCATCGTATACGAGTCATCAATATTCAGTTCATTGTTGCTTAAATTCACAAATCCTTCCTTTTTAGTGCCTTCTTTTTTATTAACAGCTTTTTTATTTTTACCATTCATATCATTTGGAGTCATTCCTTCTAAAATGTTGTATTGAAAACAGTCACAAAACATGAACAATCCTGCAATCATACCGATCACAATGCAAACAACTACAATTTCGAGTCGCGCTTCATATCCAAAAAGTTTGAGTTCCATTTATAAAATAAAAAATAGAATAATATTGGTTTAATTAATTATTTATACATTTAGAAAAGATAAAAATAATTAAATAATTTCATTTGTTTATTCATTTGTTTATTCATTTGTTTATTCATTTGTTTATTCGAATAGTTTATTTGATTTATTTGCAAAACCAAAAAACTTATTTTTTCCTAAATAATAATGACGCTCCTGATATACTTATAAATCCTTACATTTTTAACTTGGCACATCGGGAATACTCCGTGATGCGTGCACATTCAAAATATTGTTCGAGAATCCGATCAAATAGCCCATCGGAACAGAAATTGCAAGAAAAAATACAATTCCGGCTGCTGCTAAAATATCTCCGACGATCGGTATAAAGAACAATAATATAATTGCCGCCGCCATGGCAATCAAAATAATAATAACAATTTCAAGAATGGACCCAATCAAGCTTTTAATCGACAAGTATACGCCAAATAAGGTGTACATGATGGCAGTAACCACGCCATTCGATTTTCCAAGCATGGATTTCGTCGTAATAATTGTTTCTATTAGCGGCGTCATAACATTAAGAATCCGAGACATGATGTCGGATGTAATATCGGCAACCGATTTTCGTATTTTATTTACCAGTTCGCGCATGTCGTTCACAATGCTCATAATCTCGCCCACAGTTGCAGTAACAATGCTTATCGTGTAATGCACGGGTATTAGCGCAATGTCGGTAATATCGGTTAAAATATTTTGGGTGCATTCTGCAAAATTTTTTTCAGCGTATTCCATTTTCGACGTATTAGCAGGCGCGTTGATCATTCCGGCAAACGGCATAATATTCGGTTTGCATTTTTGGTTGTTCCAATCTGCCCGTATTTGCTCGATATTAATTTTAATGTGAATATACGTGATGACGAGTATAAATGAAATGCATATAATAATTGCCAAAAAAACATACTCGCCGTATCGTTCTAAATATGTTTGATTTTCATAAATGTCCGATATTTTATCAATCATATCGGACGGAAATGGATTATTCATATTCGTAATAATTAAATTAATGATTTAAAACTTTTTTTTAGTTTTGAAAATAGATGGCTAATATTAGTAAATATTAAAATACATGAAAATAAATATAAAAATATATTTTTATAAATGTTATTGAAATAAAAAAAAATAAAAATAAAAATGATTATATTGAGCTTTGATGTTGGAATAAAAAATCTTGCATACTGTCTAATTTCGATTAATGAAATCGAAGACAGCAGTAAACATTTTATAGAAATCATAAAATGGAATATAATTGACTTGTCGCGTGACCACGTGGAAGAAGCAAAAGTAGAAGAAGAAGAAACACTAGAAAAGATTCTAAAACAGTGTTCCAAGTGCAAAAAGTCGGCAACGTATTGCACACATTCGAATACAATGTTGCCAGAAGATGTAATGAAGTTCTGTAAAAAACATGCCGAAGAAGCGCAACTACCAATGCATCCAAAACTTTTAAAGTCCAATTCAAAGAATGGACAAATGCCATACATTGTTCCACTTTCTAAAAAAAAGATATCATGCAATAAAATCAATATTGTCGATCTCGGTAAAAATATAAAGTGTCATTTGGACGTCATTTTTTCAAAACACATGGATAAAATCGACGCAATTCTCATTGAAAATCAAATTGGAAATTTGGCGGGAAGAATGAATGTTCTACAAGGAATGATTTCGCAGTATTTTATTATGCGGAATATA